AGGGGGCCCTGTCGCTGCACCTGGTCGTGAAACCAAATGTAATTTGGACATGACGAGGGTACAGGTGTGGCATGATAGGGTTCCCTTGAAAGAGGTTGTTTGCACTACATTTCTAGGAGTGGGTCGTAATACAGCAGTCTCTTTCTTTAATAATTCTATACACAATCTATCCCAAGCCGTTGAAGCGAGAGCTTTTCGTCGAAAGGTAGATGGTGTGTGGTATTACATTGATGACACTCCACATGAAAACGGGTTATACTTCCGTTTTTGTGGGGATAGCCCATTTTGTGACTTTGAGAAGCGATTTGATGACTTTGTTGAAGATATCGCCCCTATGACTGATGAAGAATTTATTCAGCACTATACGGGCCGTAGAAGGAAGGTTTATCAAGAAGCTTATGAAAGTCTACAGAATGACCAGCTATCTCAAGCTGATGCCAATTGCAAATGTTTTCTTAAGAAAGAGAAGGATATACCAGGAGATAAAGACGATGCAGTTCCAAGGGTCATAACATTTCCAGAACCTAGATATGGGATGACCTTTGGGAAGTTTATAAAAGCAGTTGAACATGCTTTCTTTAGATGTATCGATGGTGTATTTGGCTCGAAGACTGTTATGAAGGGAATGAATTATAGTGAAGTTGGACGGGAAATTCACAGGAAATGGTCGAGGTTCATTGATCCTTGGTCCATTGATGGGGACGTCTCGCGTCTTGATAGTTCTATAAGCGAAGAAGCTTTGAGACTTTATTATAGATTTGTGCTTAAATTCTTCGGGTGTAATGAAGCTGAAGAGCTAAGGAAACTTTGTGAAATGCAGTTAGGTGTTGAGGTTACGGGTAGGAGTAAAGATGGTTCTTTGAGATATAAAGCGACAGGATTGGGATCTGGACAGATGAATACTTCACAGACTGGAGTATTTGTAGTTTGTTATATCTTGTATATATTTATTAAGGATATGGGTTTGGATTTAGAGGTTGTTAACTGCGGCGATGATTTTACCATCATAGGTGAAAAGAAGGATGTTTTGCAATTCCAGAAGCATAGTGGTTTCTGGTTTAAGCACTTCAATATGATACTGAAATTGGAACCGATGGTTAATGAGATAGAGAAGATAAATTTCTGCC